GCTCCGGTTCCTTGGTGGTGGACGGGAAGCCTGTCGCCAAGATCCGTGATTGGTCGCTTGATACGACGGTCGAACTGATCAACACCAACACGGTCGACAGCACCAGCAATACGTTTGTCCCTGGCATCAAAAGTGCTACGGGCAGCGCCACGCTGGTGTACTACAGGCTTGAAACTGGTGAATCCGCAAACTACAGCCAGTTCACGGCACTACTGGGCAAGATCCAAAAGGTTGGTGCGGTGGCCGAATCTGACCGCGTGTTGATGGAGCTGAAGGTCGGCACCAACGCCAACGACAACATCCAGTTTTACGCCTACATCACCTCAGCACAGGTGGCGGTGTCGACGGGCGAACTGACTTCCGTGCCAATTCAATTTACGGTTGACGGCGACTTCATTGCCGGAGGCGTAATCGAATGACGGTATTTCTCGGTATTCACGGCTCTGTAAAACTGCGTCGTAATACAGGCGTCATCCCGATTGAAGTTGCCGACAGTATTGACCCAGCAGATGTAAACACAAACCTCGATCGCATTGGTTTTAATACATCGTTAGACAATATCCTGACTGGTGACCGCGTAGACATTACGACCACCGACGCACGCGGCTTAGTGTGTTTTGCCAGCAGTGCATGGGCCTCCGGCGTGGTGGAGCACTCAATTTCGGCTTACGTCAACGTCAACAACGCAGGCGGTTTACGGTTTTTCACTACCTTTTCCGATGCGGTCAATAACAACAGAGCTGCTGAGCTGAGCACCTATGCCTTTACCGGCAACCCGCTTGCGATCAGCTACACAATCCGCGACGTTAATTACAACACCCTTGGTAACGTCACCAGTTATCAGCTGAACACCGACCGCGAAGCGCTTGACGCCACAACGTTGAGCGATAAGTTTCGCAGCCAATTTGCGGCAGGACTAATCAGCGGCAGTGGGACGATTGATTGCCTGTTTGATTACACCACTGGCGGCGAAAAGGAAACGCCTTTGGTGATGCTGCAGTTGATCCAGCGTCTTGATATTGGCAGCGAATTTGATTGCGCCTTTTATCTGACCGACTCCGAAATTACGCCCGAAACAGAAACAATTTTCTACCAAGCAACCGCGATGGTCACGCGGGCTGGCGTCACGGTCAACACGACGGACACAATCCAGTGCGCGATTGATTTCGTAACCACAGGCGAGATTCGGTTGCTGGTGGGACGCCCTGCTGATTACATCCTGAAGGAAGACGACGACCGCATCCAACTGGAACAGTCTCTGAACTTCCTGCTACAGGAAACGACTGATTAAACTGACTTTACGGCCGCAGGCACCGGAGGCTTTACCTTGTCCGACCAACGCATTACGCAGTTACCTGCCCTTTCGGCTGCGTCTGCGGCGGCCACCGACGTATTGCCTGTTGCCGACGTATCGGCCAGTCAGACCAAAAAGATCACAGTCAAAGATCTGGTGGACGCCGGTCTTGACCTTGTAGATGCCAGCAGCATTGATCTATCAAAGCTGGATCAGTCCAGCACCACCAAGATCGGTGCTACCGCCCTCGCTTCTGGCTCTGTCACTGCTGCCAAGCTTGCAGCTGATTCCAGCATTGCGGTTGATACCACTGCCCCCAGCTCCGATAACTTTGAGGGCCGCGGCTATTACAACAGCAGCACCGGCATCCTGAAGGTTTATGCGGCTGGTGCCTACGCGGATGTAAACGCGAGCATCGCCAACGACGCAGTTACTACCGCCAAGATCCTTGACGGCGCTGTAACGACTGCCAAATGCAGCAACCTTGGCGCGGCAGCACTGGCTAACGGTGCAGTCACCTACGCCAAGATCCAAGACGTTTCCGCTACGGACAAACTGCTGGGTCGCAGCAGCTCCGGCGCTGGTGATGTTGAAGAAATTACGTGTACGGCTGCTGGCCGTGCATTGCTTGACGATGCTGACGCTGCAGCACAACGCGCCACGCTGGGCCTTGGCACTCTTGCCACACAATCCGGCACCTTCAGCGGCACCTTCAGCGGCACCAGCTCCGGCACCAACACTGGCGATCAAACAATCACGCTGACCGGCGACGTTACCGGCTCTGGCACTGGATCTTTTGCTGCCACCATCGCAAGCACGGCAGTCACCGAAGCCAAGCTGGCTAGCAACGCGGTTTCTACCGGCAAGATCGTTGACGACGCCGTAACCGCCGCAAAACTGGCGGATAACAGCGCGATCATCGTCAGCAATGCCACCCCGAGTGGTTCCGGCGCATTTACGGGTCAGCAGTGGCTGAACACTGCAACAGGTATTGAGTACACCTGGACCGGCAGCGCATGGCAACGTCAGGCAGCGGTCAACACGCTTACGGTCAGCGACGCCTCGCCACTGGCGTTCTCGGTTTCGTACCCGGATAACTTCAGCGCCAACGTTGACGTAACGCTTGACACTCAAGCCGCCAACCGCGTCTGGGCTGGACCGACCACCGGAGCTGATGCAGCACCTAACTTCCGCGCACTGGTCCCCGGCGATCTTCCTGATGCCACCAGCGTTGCCAAGGGCATCATCGTTCCTGGCACGGGTCTATCGGTTAGCAGCGGCACGCTTAATCACACCAACAGCGTTGCAACTGGCACTTACACCAAAGTCACGGTTGACGCGCAGGGTCACGTCAGCGCCGGCACCACGCTGAGCGCCTCTGATGTTCCAAGCCTTGACGCCAGCAAGATCACAACCGGCACCTTTGCCACGGCATTGGTTGCTAATGACGCGATCACTGGCGCAAAGCTGTCGGATTACTCCACCGCACAGATTGGTGAGGCACTGCCAACGGCTGACTTTATCGGTCAGTTGTTCTTCAACCCGCTTGATAAAAACATCTATCTCTGGGACGGTAACGTCTGGCAGCCGGTCGGTGTTTCGCTGGGTGAGCTGGTATTTGCCGGCACCTATAACGCCACCCTGAATGAGGTTGTTACTACTACAACGGTCGGCGCTGCTGTCGGCTTGGTGGCTGGTGATCCGCTGCCTGCTGCATCTAGCACCCTCACCTCTTATTACGTGGTGGTTGCCGAGGCTGGTACGGGTGTGGCGCCTGCACCTGCTGTTGCACTGGCACCGCCTGACATCATCCTTTGCGATGGCGCCAGCTGGACTGAAATTGACGTGTCCAGCACGTATGTGGCACAGACCGCTGCAAACGTTGGTTTTACACCTGCAGGCACGATTGCTGCCACCAACGTTCAAACCGCAATTGAAGAGGTTGCAACTGAGGCGGCTAACGCCACAAACCTGACAAGCGGCACCGTTGCTGTTGGCCGTGGTGGCACTGGCGTCACCTCTTACACCAAGGGTGATCTGCTGGCGGCGTCGGCTAGCACCACGCTCAACAAGCTTGGCGTTGGCACCAACGGTCAGGTATTGCGTGCGAACAGTGCAACCGCAACCGGCTTGGAGTGGGGCGCTGACTTTGTTGGAACTGTTACCAGCGTTTCAGGCTCTGGCGCAATCAGCGTTGCCAACGGAACTACCACCCCGGCAATCAGTATCGCCTCTGCCAGCACCTCCGTTGTCGGTGTTGTTCAGCTCAGTGATTCAACTAGCACCACCAGCTCAGTTCTGGCGGCGACTTCTACAGCGGTTAAGGCTGCCTATGACCTTGCTGATGCTGCACTGCCTAAAGCGGGTGGCACGGTAACTGGCAACATCAACCTTGATACCAACGTCAGCCTGGTATTTGAAGGCACCACTGCTGATGCTTTTGAAACCACGCTGAGCGCCACCGATCCAACGGCTGACCGCACCATCAGCCTGCCTAATGCTTCTGGCACAGTTGCGCTCACCAGCGACCTAAGTGCTTATGCGGCACTGGATACGGCGCAGACTTGGACAAAGGGCCAGCGCGGTGAGATTACTGCCCTGACTGATGGCGCCACGATCACGCCTGATTTCGCTGACTCCAATAACTTCAGCGTGACGCTTGGTGGCAATCGGACCCTTGCAAATCCGACTAATCTCACCGCAGGTCAATCGGGCTGCATTTGGATCACGCAGGATGGCACCGGCTCCCGGACGTTGGCTTATGGCAGTCAGTGGGACTTCACCGGAGGAACCGCACCGACGCTAACGACAACTGCTGGAGCGGTTGATTGTTTGGTGTATGCGGTGCAAAGTAGCACCAAGATCACTGCCACCCTGATCACCAACCTGAGCTGAGCTAATGATTCCTGGAAGCGCTAATCCTCTCCTGCTTGCTACTGCTGCAGCCG